TTATGAGCCCTGGATCGGGAGGAGCAGGCGGTTTCGGTAGCAACGCCGCCAACGGCACCGCTGGGGGCAATGGAGGCCCTGGGGCGGGCGGAGGAGGCGGAGGATCATGTGCAGGTGCCTTCACGCCCGGCACTGGAGGGAAGGGCGGAGCTGGATTTGTGGTGGTCATCACCTCGTGACCCGCCCCCGTCAGGGGGAGTAGCGAATAAGGAGCGAGAAGCGAATATCATGACCCGCCCCCGCAGGGGGCGCAGCAAAAGGAATTCGGGGATGCGCAAACTACTTCTCGCTTCCACCATTCTGTGTCTCGCATCTGTTCCGGCGTTGGCCCAGGTGCCCGCCACCGCCACGCGCATCGGCTCCATCCCGCCTGGATACGCCATCGGCGGAGTGGGAAGCAACAGCATCGGGGTCGCCCCATTCGCTGCGCGGCGCGACCTCTTCGTGGAGACCACCGGCACTGATACGGGGACATGCCAGAGCCTTGCGACAGCATGCAAGACGTTGGACTATGCGGGGAAGCAGTCCGCCAGTCTGATGTTCGGCAACCAGCTTACGCAAATCAACATGGGGACCGGGACATTCGACGTGGGAATGTTCATCCTCGGCCCGCTGATGGGTGCAGTTGGGAACGCCCCTCCCCAGCGCTCCATTCGAGTATCAGGGGCGGGACACGCCAACACTCATCTCACTGTGACAGATCCTGCAAAGTGGCCATATCTGGCGGCCATCCTGGTCAGCGGATATGCCGTCGTATCCCTGGGCGGTCTATCCATCTCTGACACAGTAACAGGGGCGTGTGATATGTTCTCCCAGCAGAACGGCTACGTACAGCTGTTCAACTGGACGGGCACTGGTGACTCGGACGTGTGGTGGGGTACCGCCAATGTCTGTCACATTCACACCGAGTCTGGGGGGCAGTTCGAGACTTCTGTCTCATACACAATCGACGACGCTGGAGCCACTCCGTACCACTACACGTTCGGCGGCGGTTCATACATCCAGATCGACCCCGGCTCCTACACGATCAATTGCACTGGGGCGCATGCATACACCTATTTCGCCCAAGGCGATGGGAATGCTCAGTTGCAGCTGGGCAATGCAGGCTTCAGCGGATGTGGCACGGTAACTGGACCTAGGTGGAGTCTATTGGGCGGAGCCAACATTCGGAGCAGCAGCGCCTCATTCACGTTCCTCCCAGGAGACGCCCCCGGCGTAACCAATGGCGGCATCTACCAGGCGGCTGGAATAATATATGATGGATGGGGTTCAACTGCCACCTCCCAGCAGCAGCTCCGCATCGGCGGAGTCGTTAGTACTACAACAGTGCCTGGAAGTGTAACCTGGCAGAATGCGGGAACGCAGAGCGCTACTCTGAAGAACATCACCAATCCGGGCGTGACATCGGAGGTAATAGGACAGAACATATACAATGGTACGAATGTTAATGGAGATCCTATTCCATACTGCACTACTTCAGGCATCATCGCTACCGCTGTTGTAAGCAACGAAGAAGCCAGATACAGGATCTCATGTTACAGGGCGGGCGCACCCCTACCTATCGCGGACTTCGACGGCAATCAGAGGGCCTTAAATCTTCAAAACTCGATCGCCCTGAATATGAATGGGAACGTGTTCGTAGCACCAGCTAATCCCACCATAAGCAGTGGATTTGGAACGGGCGCATCTATCAGTGCAACACAGTCGACTTCCGCCTTCGTTCTGAACGTTGGGACAACTCCAGGCTCCTCAGGAGTGATTAGCTTTCCAACTGCATTGCACGGCTGGGTCTGTGTCGGTTCCGATGTGACCACCCACGCCTCGGGCGGCGCTGCATATATCTTTACTCAGACTGGCACCAGTTCTTCGACTTGCACGGTCGCGAACTACAGCAGCACGGCTGGAACTCTCCTGAGCTGGACCAACAACGATCAGCTGCTGATCCATGCATTCCCTTACTGAACCATGAGATATAATGAGCATATGGGGCCTTATCCTGGCTGTCTTCGTTGGACTGACAGTGATAGGGGCGTTGGCCACCGTCGCAAACCTGATGGCCGGTCGCACCAGAGGAGTGCAGGAGTGGCTGGTTCATGTAGTTGCATTCGCCCTGGTGCTAGTGGTCATTGGAGAGGTGGGGCTTATATTCGGCAGGGGAGCGGCATGCTTCATACGGGGCGGATGCAGTGCAGAGGAGATCACGGGCACGGTGGACACGCTCACCGCCCTGATTGGTACGCTCGTAGCCCTATTGTTCGCCGTCCTTAAGGGGAACGGAGGCAAGCCGCCCGATGATCCCTCTGGACGACAAGGCCCTCAATAGGAAGAGGCTCGAGCTAGCTGAGGAACTCCTCAGGAGGCATAAGGATGACCCCCTTGCCCAATTCGAACCTCATCCAAAACAGGCCAGGTTCATCGAGAGCGTCCTGCTGGCGAAGGCAAGGGAGAATTGGTTCATTGCCGCTAACAGAGCTGGAAAGTCCGACGCAGGTGCATATATCGGTTCCGCAAAAGCGAGGTTCGGTAACCAAGCCGCCAGATATGTTGGTGCCAAATACTCGAGTATATCAGTCAGGGACACCAGCACATCGGGCTGGGTTGTCTCTCTTGACTTTCCATCCTCTCGCGACATCATCCAACCCAAATACTTTAATAACGGCTTCGTTCCTCCTGGCGCTCACCCACCTTTCATTCCCGATAGAGAGATCGAAGAATGGAGAGTTGGCGACCAGATCCTGAAATTGAAAGGAGGGTCTCTGATCGGTTTCAAGTCTTGCGAGTCGGGGGCGGGGAAGTTCCAGGGAGCTGGGAAGGAATGGATACACTTCGATGAAGAGCCGCCCTACACTATATACGAAGAGTGCACTATCCGTGTGGAGAGCGGGGCGTCGCTCAACATATTCGGCACCTGCACCATCTTGCCTCCCGAAGGGCAGACTGGAGGTGTATCCTGGTTGTTCGATCGCATCATCAGACCATGGCAGAACGGAGAGCTTAAGGATGTACAGCTCTTCGGAGCTTCTATATACGATAATCACCATCTCCTCCGATCCGAGATCGAACGTCTTGAGAGTATATATATCGAGGGCTCCGTATCCCGTCGTATTCGATTGAACGGAGAATGGTTGCCAGGCCTCTCTGGATCGAGAGCCTACCCCTCCTTTGATGCGTTGTTGCATGTCCGCCCCAATCCTCCTCTTAATCCATATAGGCCAATCATCTGGACCCTTGACTTCAATGTGGAGCCTATGTGCTCTCTGATCGGGCAGAAGGAAGGTCCGATGTTTCGCGTATACAAGGAGTTGTATCTCGATGAGGGTAGCACTCCGGCGGCTGTTGATGCCTTTTACAATTGGGTTCCTCCGATCTATAACGAGGTGTGGATCTACGGGGACGCCACTAGCCAGCGGCGAGTCTCCCAGACTGGTGTGTCGGATTATACGATTATTCAGAACGAGTTGAGATCCCACCGCCTAAGCAGCAAGCTCAAGCTCCCAGAGGCGAACCCACGCATCAACGATCGCATCAACGCAGTGAATGCGGCCTGCTATTCTCAGGACGGCATCATCAACCTGACTCTGGACCCAGGCTGTAAGGAGACTCTGGCGGATATGGAGCAGGTCCTCCGTTCCCCCGATGGAGCGATCAAGAAGTCCAAGAACAAGAAGGACCCGTACTTTCGAAGGACGCACATGAGCGATGCGTTGGGTTATTGGATTGCCTATGAGGCCCCTGTCCGCCTCATCGCAGCGCCGTATAAGCGCAAAGCTGGTAGTATTCCGGTGCCCTCATATGGGACGACCTAGAGGTGTCCACCGGGCGGACGGCAATGTGGGGAGGTTGACATAGCTGGAAGGAAAGTCAATCCTCCGGGCGACTTCACACCTTCCCGCCTATGCAACTGGTGTGGAGCGCCTCTTGTTTCTGGTGCAGAGAAGTCGATCGGTATCCATGTCTGGTGTCTCGTCGATGCAGAACGGAAAGCGAAACAGACCATAAGAAGGCCACAGTATGGCGCGCAGTCCGAGGAGAGCGAACAAAGCATCAGCTGGGATGACCTCCGTTAACGAGGGTCCACGCCCCACTGAGAGCGCACTATCCCAGTATTCCGGCAACCTCGAGGCAGGGGCGGGCGAAGATGAGCCTGTTGACGAAAATAGTGATCTTACGGTCATACAGTGTGTGCGGGAATGCTTCCGCGAAGCACGCGACGCCAGTCGGATAAGGAGGAAACAGAGCCAAGTCAATTGGTACGCATACATGGGCCAACAGGATTGGTCCGGCAAGGTGAAGGGCCAGAGCAGGGAATACATCCCCAAAACTCCCTTGGCGGTCGATCAGCTGTCCTTCTTCATCAAGAAAGCGCTCACCGCCTTTGGAGATTGGTTCCAGGTTGACTTAGCAAGGCATGTGAACCCCAACATACCGATGACGGGCGAGCAGATCCGCGACTTGATGACAGTGTATCTGGACATGCTGCCTGATGGGATGAATAAGACCACCACATTCGACATCAGGATGGCCGATGCCATGAAGGTTGGGCTCCTCCAGAGCCTTATGATCTTCAAAATCTACGGGCGCTCCATCCAACAACGGAGGTATTCGCTGGAGGAGGGCGAGCGCTACGAGACCCCGATAACGCAGATGCCTGGCACAACTCCGATGCGCCTCTCCGTTAAGGAGGTAAAAAGGTGGTATCTGTGCGTGGACCTCGTTCGCCCCGACGACTACTATCCAGATCCATCCGGAAATGGGCTATATGAGATACACAAGTGCGAAAAGGATCTGCATGAAGTCATAGAAATGGCCGAAAATGGCATCTACGACAAGGATGCCGTTGATTTATTGAAGCAGTCCTTCGAAAGACCCGCCCAGGAGAGGCGGAAAGACACAGATATGGGTCAAGAACGCACTCCTCCGCCCTCATTTCGCAAAAAAGTGGTCATTCTGGAGTATTGGGGCACTCTTCTGAACGCTGAAGGCCACGTTGGGCAGCGAAATATCGTTTGTGCGATCGCAGATGACCAATATCTTGTCAGACCGCCCGAACCTAATCCGTTTTGGCACGGTGAAAGCCCATTTGTTGTGTGTCCTATCATCCGAGTGCCCTTCAGTGTATGGCACAAAGCGCTGTTCGACCATGCATCGAGCCTGAATTTCGCCATAAATGAGCTTTTTAACCTCATTCTGGACGGCGGCATATCGGCTGTCTGGGGTATCAAGCAAATTCGAGCTGATATGCTCGAAAATCCCGATGAGATCACCGCTGGCATCGCCCAAGGGGCCACTTTGGCGGTCAAGAATGAGCTTCCGGCGGGCGAGAAGGTGCTCGAGATTGTCTCACAAGGACAGGTGCCGCAGGATGCGATGGCTGTCTATGAGGCCACAAACAGGGAGTTCGAAGCCGCCGCCCTGACTAATGAATTGAAGCTTGGACAGATGCCCGCTCGCAAGCCATTGGCAACCGAGATCGAGGCAATAGGTCAGGGGCAGAGCAACACGCTGGAGGGGATAGCTGGGATCATTGAGCAAGAGTGCATCGAAAAAGTGCTGAGGAAGTCCTGGCTCTGCATCCTCCAAGACGCCGATAGCCTCCTATCAGAGGATATGGTCAACGCCATCGGCGCCCCCGCCGCCCTGACTCTCCGTCGTATGTCAGAGGAGCAGCGCTTCGCCGCCTTCGCTGGCACCACCGACATTAAAGTGACCGGTCTGACCGCCATCATTGCCAAGGCCCAAGCATTTCAGAAGCAGGCGGCACTGATGCAGATCGTCATGAACAACCCTCTGCTCGCCCAGGCCTATCAGCAGAAGTTCAGCGCCGAACGCCAGCTCGAGTTCCTGATGAAAGCCCTGAACATCAATCCAGAGGATGTGGAGAAGACCCAGGAGGAGATCCAGCAGAACGCTGCTGAGCTTCAGAGAACAATGGCCATGGCGGGTGCTATGAACCCCGCCCGAGGCGGCAATACTCCCACGGGTAATGCAAGCAACACAGGCACCAGCGCCCCGCAGGCTGGTGAGATCAACCAGTTAACAACCCCAGCAACAGGAATGGTAGGAAATGGCTAAGTACACAGGACCAGTTGCATATCCTGAGAACAAGTCCGGTGACGTATGTCATCCGGTAAAGATCCCATCAGGTGGGACCGCCCACACCGGGGGCCTGACCACAGCTGTTGGTGGAAGAGCCAACGGACAGCGCGCCTCAGACGGAAAAAGCGCTCCCAGCGGCGGGCTCGGCTTCGATGGTGCAGGAAACATGGCTGCTAGTATGGGCACCATGCGGACTGGATATGAAGGCAGATCCATGCCCAAGCGCTCTGACCACATGAACGCGGATAAGATGGCCTCTGACGTTACGGGGTCAACTCCGCCCACAAAGGCCACCTGAGCCCCGCCCCGCGAAGCGGGGTTGAGCAACTGCACCGGAGGTGCAACATGAAAGGATACAAATCGAAGTCCATCGTGAAGAGGATGTTCGATGAGGTCCACTCCAACACGCCCCGTGCTGTTAAGCGAACAGCCAGGAAGAAAGGCAAGGCTGCGGCGGAGAAACAACGGGTTGCCATCGCACTCTCGAAGGCCCGCCGAGCCGGTGCCAATATCCCAGGGGGCAAGTAGTGGCCCGTGAACTTGAAAAGAGGCTCACGGAGTGGGCGGTCTGGTTCCACCAGAACAAGCCCCGCCTACAGCCCGATAACTTACGCAAGCGGCTCGATTTCGCCGAGAAAGCGATCGATGGCCTGTTGGAGTGTATGGCCATTGCCGCTGAGGACATCCGCACGCTGGAGGGCCGCCAGAAGAGCGCTCGCCTCTGGTTACCCTCTGGGATACAGGTGAATGGAGATATGCGAGAATTCAGGTGACTGGCAGCCTGCAAGACCTATTGCGCCTTGAGCTGGTGACCGTCGTAGCAGATGTGGAGGGCGACATTCTGGATGAGATGATCCGCCAGTATCGATCGGGTAAATTGACACCTGACACCCTCTTCGCATATATCGGCGAGATAGCTGGAATTCGTCGCCTCGCTACCCGAGTGGACCAAGGTGTTCGCTCCAGTAGGAAGAAGGCGCAAGTCAAAGATGGAGATCCACCCCCGGAGGACTGATGGCTAAAGCTACTAAGAAAACAACAAGGGAATACACCCCAGAACCTGCCAAGACCGAGGCAGAGGTTCTCAACATGGGCCCTGCTTTCAAGCAGACAGGCGATGCTGATCGCGATCTTGAAGGTATGATGAACAGCATGACCGACGACGCCCCCGGCCCGCGCCAGCGGGAGGAGCAGGAAGAGGACAGCACCGTCGAAGACGGTCTGGAAGAGGTGGATATAGGGGGAACGAAACTCAGAGTTGGCAGTGACATCGCCCGGGTTATTCGGGCTCAGGCAGACGCGCATGGTCGTCAGCTCGCCGAGCTGCGGAGGAGCCTCCCACTCGCGCAGCCCGCTGGCAAGCCTGAGCCCGAACCGGACCCTCTCGAGGGTATCGACACTGCCCTTTTTACAGATCCCAAGAAGGCGGTCGGCCGCATCCTTGAGATCGCAGATAAGCGCATTGGGGACAGGCTGACTGGGGCGTATCGAGCTGAGCAGCAAACAGCAGAGTATTTCCGCCAGTTCTATGTGGACAACAAAGACCTGGAGGGCCTGGACGACATTGTTCGATCTGTCCTTCGATCCAATCTGCAAGAGCTTGCCTCCCTTGATCCGCCCCAATCCCGCCAGAGGCTGGCCACCTTGGCCAAGCAGCACATCAACACCATCGTGAATAGGTTCGGCGGATCTGCCTCCGATGGCAACCCAGCTCCGAGGCGGACAACCGTTGAGGCGCCTAATCAGGCGGTTGTTGAGAAGCCGAAGAGGGCGGAGACAAGGGAGGAAGCGCCGCCTTCCTTGTCTTCTATGCTGAAAGCAAGAAGGCGCGCAAGGCAGCAGCAACTTCGCACGGCTACATCATAAGATGGACTACTCCAGCACAGAAGCTTTGGCGTGGTTAGCCGGTATCATGGACGGAGAGGGCTGCATCCTGTTCAGCCAGAATGCGGCAAGGGGCCAGCGTCAACTGAAAGTGCAGATCAAGAACACATCCATCTTCATGATCGACAAGATATCTATTATTTACGCGTACATGAAGTTCAAATTCCACTACGTGACTGAAGACGACGGATATAACAAACCAGCTATCAAGATCGTCGTAGGTGGATTGGACGATGTGGAGACTCTTTTGCGAGCTATCCTTCCACATTTGACAACCAAGTTCTACGAAGCAAGAACTGTTTTGAACTATATAGAATGGCGTAATACGTTGCCGAAGCATGGGCGGAGTTCTGACTTTCGTGGACAAGTCAAGTTCATGCAAGACGCCCTTGGAGCGGAGTTGACTAGACTAAAGAATTCCAGGATGGTATTGGATCGTTTAGATCTCAAGCCATCCACTGCCCTAGCACTGGCAACTAACAGAGAGGAGTAATCAATGGCTCAGTTCCAATGGCAGTTTGACGCCCCCACAGGTACTTTCAAGCAGCACGCTCTGTCGCAGCGCCTCTACGAAGCCGCCGTCCAACGCTCAGTGTTCATCGATCATGTTCGCCCCATCGAAGGTTTTGGCAAAAGGCAGGGCGAGAACGTCACACTGACTCGCATCAGCAACGTGGCGGAGCCCGTCAGCGCCTCCCTGGTCGAGGGCGAGCGCATCCCCGAGGATACGTTCACGGTCACGACCACTTCGATCACCGTGAAGGAGATTGGCAGGTCCATTCCGTTCACCAGCTTCGCCCAGGATCTGTCTTTCTTCGACATCGAGAACCCTATCCAGAACAAGCTTGTTGATCAGATGAGGCTTGTTCTGGACACAAAGGCCTCAGTCGCCTTCAAGGCGGGGCAGATCAAGTACGTGATCACAGGCTTCTCCTCTGAGACGGTCACCACCAACGGAACCGCCGGCGCTCAGGCGACGGACAACATGAACGTGTTCCACTGCGAGGAGATCCGAGACTACCTCTTCGACACGTTGAACGCCCCTCCGGCTGAGGGCGAGGACTATATCGGCATCTTCCGTACCCTTGGAATGAGAGGCATCAAGCGCGATCCATCTTGGGAGGATTGGCACAAGTACACCGATCCGCAGGCCAAGTACAATGCCGAGGTAGGGCGGATTGAGAATATCCGCTTTATCGAGACCAACCACGCCTTGGCAATGGGCAAGATCGGCGCCAACTCAGTATGCGGTGAAGGGGTGGTGTTCGGAGCCGATGCCGTGGCAATGGCTGAGGTTCTCACTCCAGAGATGCGTGCTGGAATTCCCCAAGACTTCGGCCGATCCAAGTCAGTGGCTTGGTACGGCATCCTCGAGTTTGGCGTCATCTGGACTACCGCGAACGCTGGTGAGGCCCGCATCGTTCACGTCACATCGACCTGAACTACGGGTAGCTCGAGCGAACCACCAACACAGGAGGTTTGAATGGCCTACACTGATACAAAGTCAGAGGAGATCATCTATGGCGCAACCACCGGCGTTGGTGGAGTCTTCACCGGCACCGGCGATATTGCATGGTTCGCCCCCGGCGCTGTGGCGTTCCGTCTTCGACGGATCACCGTCCTCTTCAACGTCGCCCTGACAGTCACGTCGTCTATCTTCAGCTTCGACTACCAACCCACCGCTGGGTCCGCCACCGGCAGGGTGACGGCCTGGGCAGGCACGTTGACCGCCACCACTGCATTGGGCGGACAGGGGAAGGGCGTCATCACACCTGAACTGAACGTGGAGCTGGTGCCAGGCAGCAGGCTTGTCGTGAACCAGACACAGGGCAGCACCGCTGGGTCGGGCGTGATCGCTGTGTATGGCGAATACAGATGGGAGACGGTGGCCAATCTGACCAACCTGGCCCAGCTCTCCGCCTGAAAGGAGGTCTGCTATGGTCGCACTAACAGCCGCCGATGTGGCGGTTACGCAAATGGACATTGGGCGGAAAGTCACGCTCAGCAAGAAGAAGTACTATCGAGTGAAGCTCGTGTTCGGCGATGGCGCTCTGACTTATCCCGCCCTCGGTATTCCGATGCCCCCTATGGGAAAGTACGGCTTCGTTCGCTTCCTCGACGGCCTCACCGATATCGAGAAAGCGTCCGATGACAAATTCATCTACAAGTACGATACAGCGAACAACAAGCTGAGGATCTGGGTACCCGATACAGGGGTTGAACTCGGGGGAGTGGCGGTCGCTGCGAACAGGACCATCTACGCCGTAGCGATTGGGTGGTAGGATGCCTCTGACGCTCACCAAGGTTCATGTGTCAGAGAAGATCCCTGGCGGCGAGGGTCAGAGTAGGGTGGTCCGAACGAACCACTACATCCGAGTCTGTGCCGAAGGCAGCACTCCTTTGTACATCCAGAATGGCGCTGTGTACAGTGAGGGCGGGGCGTACTGCGACAACATTCCAGATTGGTTCTGGATCGAAGTCAATAAGCTCACCGCCCATGCGCTGGACAGCGTGAACTACCAAATCCCAGAAGGCAAGAAGGGCATCTTCGAGACGCCTGAGCCAGTCCCTGCATCTAGCGGTCGCAGAAGGAGGTGATCCAATGCCGACAACGGCCTACACCTCGGTTGCCGCCCCCTTCAGAGGTGGACACAAAGTCACCTGGAGCAATATCCCGAACGGCAACCAAGGTGCGGGCTGGAGTTCTGGGCCATTCACTGTCCTGACCATGCAGGTGCTCGGTACATTCGGAGCGGGCGGGACCGTGATGCTGGAGGGTAGCCTGGACGGGACCAACTGGGGAAGAATGCATGATCCTGCAGGCAATGATGCACTTGTGAGCATAGCTACCTGCGTTCGCATAATGGAATGCCCGCTGTGGATACGCCCCAACGTGAATGCCGGTGACGGTACCACCTCTCTGACAGTCATCCTCCTCGCCATAGGAGGACAAGCCTAATCTGAGTGGTGCATCAACGGCTCTGACCCCAGGAGGGTCCCCAAACGATGCCCTATCGACTGACCACAGATATCATTGCAGAGGCCCTGTTCCGAGGCGGCGAGCCTACTGATGGTACCTCTGATTATGCCACCCAGATCCCCGATTGGGTAGACAGGGGCTATCAAGGCATAGCTACCGGAACCCTGGAGGCGGCGCCCGAGACACACATTCCGTGGTGGTGGCTCTGGAGTCCGACACCCGGAGTCATCACACTCCAACCGAACGTGGGGCAGCGGGGCAGCGACGGAACAGTCGGACTGTCCCAAGGCAGCACCTCCATTCTGTTCTCGCACGTTCCAGCCAATCCGCTAGGGCCTGTAAACCTGACTGGATGGAATATCAAGTTCCTAGGCTCCGCCGACCAATCCTCCTCCCTAGATGTGTTCCGCATCGCCAGCCATACGCTCGGCCTGACCTCGGCTACCCTCGACAGTCCATACACAGGCCCGAGCAATGGGGCGGCGGGCTTCAATGCATTCAACGTCGAATATGATACCCCAGCTGATCTCCTATACATCGTGGCGCCCTTGCGGGCCTATCAAACCGGCAGGGAGCAGGTCGAAGTAGTCAGCAAGCATGCACTCGAGAACTTCTTCCCGCTGACACAGATCACATTCGGCATCCCCAACATGGCGTGCTTCATCTCTGAACAACGCCTCCGCTTCTCCCATTACGTCGGAGCTGGGACCAACACCGCCTTCGTGCGGATTGACTTTGATTACCTACGTCTGCCGCCCACCTTAACTGGGGCTCCAGGTGAGGAGCCTCTTTTACCTATTAAGTACCGCTCCATACTGGCCGATTATGGCCTTCAGCAGCTCTATGTAACTAAGAACGATGATAGAGCGCCGGCGATTGGAGAGCTTATCAGAGGCAAAATAACAGCCATGCGTCGCGAACA